AGAATTATTTGAAAAATCTGTGGAAGGTGAGGCTTATGATCTTGAGCAGTATGGACAGTACTTCAGACCAGCAGGCGTGGCTTACCAAGGTAAACCACAGGTTGCAGTACCAACAGCATCGGCTCCGGCGGCAACACCAGTAACAGAGGCGGCTCCGGCGGCGGCTCCTGTAACTGAAACAGCACCAGCACCACAACCTGAGGCGGCTCCGGCTCCAGCAGGCGACAGTGCCAAGAGAGCAGAAGACATCTTGAAGTTAATTAGATCAAGACAAGCAAAATAATCTGACATTTTACCAAGGCCCTGATATTGACGTTAGGGCCTTGGTATGCTAAAATAGATTACACAAAGGACAAAAATTATGACAAAAGTATTTGACGCAACAAAGTTTAGAAAAAGTATTACAAAGTCTATTCAAGGACTGGGCATAGGATTCAGTGATCCAACAGATTGGATATCAACAGGAAACTATGCATTAAACTATTTGATGACCAGTGACTTCAACAGAGGTATCCCACTAGGCAAGGTAACAGTACTTGCAGGTGAATCAGGAGCAGGTAAGAGTTACATAGCATCAGGAAACATTATAAAGAATGCACAAGACCAGGGCATCTTTGTCATACTGATCGACACAGAGAATGCACTAGATGAGAAATGGCTACAAGCATTAAAAGTGGACACATCAGAAGACAAACTTTTAAAATTAAGCATGTCAATGGTCGACGATGTGGCAAAAACTGTTTCAGAGTTTATGAAAGGTTACAAAGAGCAACACGCAGACAACAAAGAAGGTGCACCTAAAGTCCTATTTGTAATAGACAGTTTAGGTATGATGCTTACACCAACTGACGTAAATCAGTTTGAAGCAGGTGACATGAAAGGCGACCTAGGTAGAAAACCCAAGGCACTTACGGCACTAGTAAGGAACTGTGTTAACATGTTCGGATCATGGAACGTAGGACTTATAGCAACGAACCACACATATGCATCACAAGATATGTTTGACCCAGATGACAAGATATCAGGTGGACAAGGATTTATCTATGCCTCTAGTATTGTGGTTGCAATGAAGAAACTTAAACTTAAAGAGGACGAAGCAGGAAACAAAGTAACTGATGTAAGAGGTATTAGAGCCGCTTGTAAAGTTATGAAAACCAGATATGCTAAACCGTTCGAAGGTGTACAGGTTAAGATCCCATATGAAACAGGAATGAATCCATACAGTGGATTAGTTGATCTTTTTGAGAAAAAAGGCCTACTAGTTCAGACAGGAAACAGACTGAAATATATCGATAAAGCGGGTAAAGAACACATCGAATTCAGAAAGGCATGGGTAGGTGATAAATTAGATATGATAATGGCAGAGTTTAAAGAAGAGATGCCTGCAGAAACAACGGAAGAGAACGAAGAGTAATGATAGATTTTACACATGAAGATATCGAACGTTTATGGAATTCGATAATCCACTATGTGCCAGAAAGACAAAAACTGGACATGGCAATTGACTTTATTAAGAGCCTAGAAGATATTGGTGTAGAACATGATGAGATAAAAGCGTCTGCAGAATACGATCCTAAATTAGAAGAAGCAATTAATACTGTATTCGAAGAGGACGATGAGTCGGACGGATATGGTGATGATGATTAATTGGTACAACGAAGTAAGTAGAAATCTCGATAAGATACCTAACTGTGTTGCGTATTTTGACAAGGAACTACTAGAAGCAAAGAAGCAGTGCAAAATATACGGTAATCTAGAAAGAGCAAGTGCATCATTACCAGGAATAGTAGAAGAAAGATTCAGTCAATTGCAACAACTGGAAGCAATATTAGAATACCTCAACATCGAATTAAGAAGACTAAGATCAAAAACTTTTAGGAAATATTTAGAAAATTACAACAGAGCATTATCAAGCAGAGATGCAGAGAAGTATGTTGACGGCGAGGATGATGTTGTTGACATGGATAAAATTATAAATGACTTTGCATTGATAAGGAATCAATGGTTAGGCATCACCAAAGGTTTAGATCAAAAACAATGGCAAATTACAAACATTGTTAAATTGAGAGTAGCAGGAATGGAAGATGCCGACATCAAATAGAGTAATCCTTACAGACGTTGACGGAGTATTGTTAGAGTGGGAACACCATTTCACAAAATGGATGTTACAAAGAACACTGTTTGACCAAAGAGGTGCTAGGTATCACCCTTACAGATTGTTACCCAATAAACAAAATACATACGAGATGGCAGACCGTTTTGGGTTGACCAAAGACGAAATACGTAAAGAGATCAGAGAGTTCAACAGGAGTGCATGGATGGGCACACAAAGACCCATGCTTGAGTCACAGACTTGGGTCAAACTTATGGCCGCAGAGGGGTGGACATTTATTCCTATCACATCTCAGACATCAGACATACCTGCACAGCATTTACGTAAGAAAAGATTAGGAGAATTATTTGGAGATCATGTTTTTACCAATTACCATATTCTAGGCACAGGTGCCGACAAGGATGGGGCATTAGCAGAGTTTCATAACACCGGACTATATTGGGTCGAGGACAAGCCAAAGAACGCTGTAGCCGGGCTCAAATACGGTTTAAAGCCTATATTAATTGACCATGAATACAATCGAGACTTTCAACATCCTGAGGTTATACGTGTAAGTAATTGGAAAGAAATACACCAAATTACGTCTGGAAGAAAATGAAAATATACGTAGGACACGACAGTAGGGAAGACATAGCATACCAAGTTTGTGAACACAGTATAAAAAGAAGAGATCCGTCAGCAGAAGTACAACCATTAAAACAGAACGAAATGCGACAACTAGGCATTTACACACGTGAGCCTGATAAACTTGCCACAACTGAATTTACATTTACCAGATTTTTTGTACCATACCTTAACGACTACAAAGGATGGGCAGTGTTCTGTGATTGTGATTTCCTTTGGAAGATACCAACAAAAGAACTAGAACAATACTGCGATGATTCCAAAGCGATAGTTTGTGTGCAACACGATTACACCCCGGAAGAAGGATCAATCAAGATGGACAACCAAGTACAGACAGCATACCCAAGAAAAAACTGGTCAAGCATGGTACTTTGGAATTGTGGACATGAAAAGAATAAAATGTTGACACCAAAATTCTTAAACAAACAGACTCCAAAATTCCTACATAGATTCAGTTGGTTAGAAGATTCAGAGATTGGATCACTGCCACACGAATACAACTGGTTAGTAGGTTGGTACAAAGAACCTAAAGATGGTGCACCAAAAATACTACACTACACAGAAGGTGGACCTTGGTTTGATGGTTACAGAGATTGCCAGTATTCCGATGATTGGAAGAAAGAACTTATTAATTTATTCAGTGCGTAATGGAATGGAACAAACTACAGCAGGATCACTATCACGACCAACCGGTAGAACACATCTGCATAACGACATTGGTCGACACAAACACCTATGACAGGTTGTACGAAAATCAAAAAGATCTAAACCACCAAAGTTGGCAGGAATTCAAAAAGGAACACAACACCAATTGTGCCTTGCGAGAAAGCGTGCCGGATATTGATCTAAGTAAGGACATAATTTGGATTTGGTTCTTCAAAGAAAGAAGTGATCAGACTGCATCTTACGTACACATCAAAGGCAAACAGATAAGGTATAGACCCAACACGTTTTTAATTACTAAATCAAAAGACATAAAATTCGTGTATGCCACAAGGCGATACATTAGAAGTCCTTTCATCCAACTGGATATGAGTGAAGATGACTACGATAATATCTTAAAAAGATTTGATAAACCTGCGTAAAGAATCTACGTCAGATTGTAAATGCCTATCTCTTACTTTTGTCCAAACAAAGTTATCTCTTTCCCGTATGTTCAAATTTTTACGTATCTGCTTACCTGCGTTGTCATCTAGTATCTTTTTTGCCTTGAATTCTACACTAGGAAGATACAGGCACCTATTAATAGTACGTGCAACTTTCTGTGTATATGAATCAACATGCCAATGCCAGAAGAACGGTGGAGCAAGGTAACCTAATGTTTTTGTCCAATTTTTATGCACTGCAAAATGGGCCGCTGGTAAGGGTTCGTCTGGCCATAATTTTGTTCTATCGCCTAAATCCTTGCTACCTTTTATTCTTCCATCACTAGGAACTACCATTAGTATCTTGTCTTTGTACTTGTTAATTTCGTCTGTGATAAGTTGATCCCAGTGTTTGGTCTTCACTTGTACATCGTCTCCAATGAGCATTACGACATGATTGCTTGCCTTATCGCACATCAAGTTCCAACTGTAACAGGTGGACTGATTAGGACCCACAACATAATTTTTTTCATGTAGTAGATCTTTGTACTGTCCTAACGTGTTGTCGTCGTCGTTAAGATAGAAAAGGAATTCAGTATCGCCTTTTTGTGTCTCTGTCGCAGTGTCTAATAATCTTTTTGCTAGTTGAGGTCTACCCCTAGATGGACAGCAGAAAGAAATCATATCAATTTATTTTTCCAAGTTTCCGGAGTGATATCGTTTACTATTTCCAAAGGCAAGTGATACTGGAATTTTTTAGTGCCCCTTGTCCTTATATATTCCGCAGTCTTACTCACAGACTGTCTCATATTTGTAGATGTTTTGTAGTCCAATAATTCACGTGCTTTGTCAGATGAACAGGTTGCAAGTTTAACTTCTTTGGGCCTGTCTTTGTGATGTATAGGATCCAGATTAATCCCTGTTTCATTTGCACAGGCTTCTGCTAGTTCGTTGATCGTTACTGGCTCTTCATCTGGACCTATGTTTATAACTTCACCAACAACGTTGTCATTGAAGGCAAGTGCGTTTAGACAATACAAACAATCATCTATGTAACTGAAACATCTTTTTTGTTCGCCGTCTCCGTATATGATAGGTTGTTTGCCTTGCAACATCCTGTTCAACATGATAGACATTACATTCCTAAAAGGATCGTCATACTTCTGCCTCGGGCCTACAATGTTGTGAGGAACGGCAATCACATACTCAACTCCGTGTGTTTCACACAAGTTTCTCAATACATCTTCTCCGGCCTTCTTTGCAATACCGTATGGATCCTGCGGCCGACATTCGTAATCTTCTTTGTAAGGCAACTTGTCATGCTGACCATACCTGGCCATGCTTGAGCAATACACGATACGTTTGACCTTGTTTCTTATTGCGGCAGTAATGGTTGTGACAGATGCTTCAAAAATATTTCTAGTAACTAACACAGGAGAAAATACAGACAGTCCTTCATAGGCAGTGGCGGCAGTGTGGTACACTATGTCACAACCCTCCATTGCCTTGGTCATGTTCTCCAAATCGCAACAGTCTACTTGGTGAAACTCCACATCTTGTGGTACATTATCTGTGTAACCACCTATCATGTTATCATTACCAGCAACGGTATGACCTTCCGATATCATTAAGTCTGCTAGATGTGATCCTAAAAAACCTGCTACACCTGTGATAAAAATTTTCATTTTGAGTATTTAATTTAAGTTACGGACGGTAGAAAACTTTGTCTGGCCAGTGGTCCATCAGTATCTTGAATCCTAAAGTTTTTATATGTGTTTCAATTTCAATATTACTACTCCCATATTTTTTAGTATTGTTGTTCAACTCTATCATTATGTACTGCACATTTTCCAAAGTGTTCTTTGCACCTTTTAACACTTCCATTTCATAACCTTCCACGTCTATTTTAATTAAATCTACGTCAGGAAGTTGTAGACTATCTATGGTGGTCATGGTGATGGAACCCTCACCTATTACCCTTTTACTCTGTGTAAAATTATCTTCCGACAAAGATATCTTTGTTTGTTCAGCACCTATGGCAAGTTCATGTGTATCTATATTACCATTAACATTTTTTGTAAGACACGAATAGTGAAGCCTTTCTGGCTCAAACGCAACCACATGATCGCAGTACTGCTTCATTGCCATACTCCATGTGCCCACCCATGCACCTATATCTAAAGCACATTTAAATTTCTTATTATCTTTACTACAATAATCTTGGAATTTTAAAAGACATTTGTTCTGAGTGAATGGTTTTCCTGCCCTCCAATCTTCTATGTGGACATCATTGCTAGGCACCCAAAATCCATTAATTTTTTCTATGTTCATAGTATTTCTTCGACTAGCGGCATCAATTGTTCCGCCCATGCTGTCTGGCCTTCTACGTTTGGATGTTCGTCTAACTCCGATACAACCATTTTATGT